CTTCTACTGCAGCCACATGGACGAGGAACACCAGGACTCACACTGGGAGGAGCGCGAAGATGAACCCGAGACGGCAGAAACTGATGGAGAGATGGCGCGAGTCTCTGGCGTCCCATACCCCGTTGCAGTGGCCTCGATCAACAGAACAGGAGCAAAACTCGATGACTGACGAACTACCCGGGGGCTCCACGCCCTCACAGTACGCACTGCCGGACGGTGCAGCTGAGCTGCAGGACCTGATCGAATACCGGGACATGAACTTCGCCCTGGGCAACATCTTCAAGGCCGTCTACCGCATGGGATCCTGCAGCCACTCGAACGCGGCCAGGGACCTGCGCAAGATCATCTGGTTCGCCAACCGCGAGCTGGCGCGCCATGAGATCGCACAGCGCGAGGAAGAGATCAAGAGCCGGCAGCAGGAGATGTTCGAGGACTTCCACCGGGGCATCGTTGATCCGAACGACCACCGTGACGTGGGCCCGAGCGAGTTCTACAAGGGCGTGCAGTACCCGTGGCCTGTAGCACCGGAGACGGACTGATGTGCTCGCCTATGCCACACTTTCCACCCCCGCCAGGGGGCTACCCTCGCGGGCCCAAGCCATGGACGCTCTGGCAGCGGTTCCTGAACTGGCTGCTGAAGAGGCTCGACCGGCTATGATCATACCCATGAGCCAGGACCTCGGCATCGGGCTGCTGCAGACAGCAGCTTGGTGCTGGGTCATCCGGCTCCTGGTCATGCGGATGGAGAACCCATACGATGACGACGACTTCGATTAAATCACCATGCAGTGTCACCGACTGTCTCATGAACGACGACTGGGGGCACTGCGAAACATGCGGGAGAACACGCGATGACATCGCCAACTGGATCAACCTGGGGCCTAAAGAGCGTGGTGCTCGGGCTCGCGCTGCTAAGCAGCGGCTGCACGACCGTCGTCGTTACCAATCCGGTGGTGAACTTTGATGTCCATGTGGCCCCGCTTCCGATTCCCCCCTATCAACCTATGGAACGCCCCTCCGAGCCCGGAGACGCTCCACTCATTCTACTACCAGAGGAACTGCATTGATGCTACCGACTCAATACCAAGAATTCATCGCTCTCAGCCGCTACGCACGGTGGATGCCAGAGGACGTACGACGGGAGAACTGGCGAGAGACGGTGCGCCGCTACGTGTACTACTGGCTCGAAAAGGGATACATCTCCCAGGCTGAGGCAGACGAACTCGAAGAGGCCATCTACAACCTGTGGGTCATGCCGTCCATGCGCGCGCTGATGACTGCCGGCGAAGCTCTCGACCGCGACAACGTGGCCGGCTTCAACTGTTCGTACTCGGCCGTCGAGGGAGGCGGGGAGTCCCTGGCTGTGCTGACCGAAGAGATGCGCGAGCTGGGCATGACCGAGCCAGTGACCATCCACGTAAGCCACCCGGTCGACTTCGACGAGATCATGTACGTGCTGCTGTGCGGTACCGGCGTCGGCTTCTCGGTCGAGCGACAGTTCACCAACCAGCTGCCGATCATCGGCCACAAGACGCCGCGGTCGATCTACGCACGCAACCAGGAGAACTACCCTGGCGTGGAGAAGGACGAGCTGAGCACGTTCTCTCGCAAGACCAACACCGTCTACGTGGCGGACAGCAAGTACGGCTGGGCGAGCGCGCTCAGGATAATGATCGTGGAGTTGTACAATGGCAACTTTGATGTCCAGTGGGACGTATCCAAGGTGCGACCGAAGGGTTCTCCTCTCAAGACTTTCGGAGGGCGTGCATCAGGTCCTGAACCGCTCGTGGAGCTGTTCGAGTTTATGGGACCACTGTTCAAAGAGGCCGAAGGTCGTCGCCTCAATTCCATCGAGTGTCACGATCTCGTGTGTAAGATCGCGGACATCGTAGTCGTGGGCGGTGTGCGGCGTTCTGCGCTGATCTCACTGTCGAACCTGAGCGACCAGCGCATGGCAAAGGCCAAGTCCGGCAACTGGTGGGAGACCGAGCCGCAGCGTGCGCTGGCCAACAACAGCATCGCATTCACCGAGACCCCGGACGTGGGCTCCTGGATGCGCGAGTGGAGCAACATCTATGAATCTTTCAGTGGAGAGCGTGGCACGTTTAGTCGTCCGGCTGCTCAGAGAACTGCCGCAAGGAACGGTCGTCGAGATCCCAACCAGGATTTCGGAACGAATCCTTGTTCAGAGATCATCCTGCGTTCCAAACAGTTTTGTAATCTCTCGGAAGTCGTGGTTCGGGCTGATGACGACTACGGGTCACTTCGGGACAAGGTTCGGATTGCAACGATTCTTGGAACGCTACAGGCGACCCTCACCGACTTCAAATACCTGCGGCCGATCTGGAAGAAGAACACCGAAGAGGAGGCTCTTCTCGGGGTGTCGCTCACAGGGATCATGGACAATCCGTATCTGTCGGGACAGAAGCCGACCGACCTGCAACGATGGCTTGAGGAGCTGAGAGACTATGCGATCGCGATCAACAAGAAATGGGCGAAGAAACTCGGCATCAACCAATCGGCAGCGATTACGTGCGTCAAGCCGTCCGGCACGGTGTCGCAGCTGGTGGATGCTTCGTCTGGTATCCATCCTCGACACAATCCGTACTACATCAGGACTGTCAGGGCGGACGCAAAAGATCCGCTCACCCGCTACATGCAGGACGCGGGATTCCCATGGGAGTGGGCGATCGGCAAGGAGGGGAACACGGTCGTATTCTCGTTTCCTGTCAAGTCGCCAGAGAATGCCGTATTCCGTATGGATCGCTCTGCGATAGAGCAGCTGGAGCACTGGCTGCTGTACGCGCGTCACTGGTGTGAGCACAAGCCCTCGATCACGGTCTACGTCAAGGACCACGAGTGGCCGGAGGTTGGCGCCTGGATGTGGGAGCACTTCGAGGAGGTGAGCGGTGTGTCTGTTCTGCCGTTCGACGGTGGCACCTACCAGCAGGCACCGTATCAGGACTGCACCAAGGAGGAGTACGAGATTGCCCTGGCCAAGATGCCGACAGACGTCGACTGGTCCAAGCTGGGCGCGTACGAGACTGAGGACCGCACGACCAGCAGCCAGACGATGGCCTGCGTCGGTGGTGCGTGTGAGATCGTGGACGTGGAGGGATAAGATGGCACTGTCACGTAGGCGGTTTCAGACCGCAGAGCTGATGCAGAAGGCTGTGGACGAGTATTTCCTGCAGCTTGAGTACGACCTGAAGACGGGAGAGGAGAAGGAGAACCCGAAGCCGCCTACGATGACAGGTCTCGCACGCTACCTTGGGTTCTCGAAGGTGGAGAGCTTGCGCAACTACGAGAACTACCCGGACCAGGACTTCCAGTGGGTGATCAACGACGCGCGTATGCGGGTCATGGAGGCGTACGAGGAGAAGCTGCACACCAACTCCTCGGCCGGCGCCAAGTTCGCGTTGAGCAACATGGACCGTGACGCCTGGAAGGAGCGCAGCGAGCAGGTGGTCGACGTCACCAACAGGCTGGAGACCAAGGAAGACAAGAAGACGGCCCTGGCCAAGATCCGCGCGCAGAAGGAGGCGCGCATTGGCCAGACGATCGAACTGGAGAAAGAGCCCGACAAGGAGAACTCATGGATCTGATTCAGAAGCTGGCGATCGCGGAGAAGGCGATCGAGGCAGGACACGACGCTCGCTTGTTCGACATCGTCCACGACATCATCAACACCCACTACGACGAGCTGAACGCGGAAGAGATCGCGATCCTGCTAGACATGACTGGTGTGGGCCATGAGATCTGGGACCCGTTCCCAGGTCCCCAGGTCCAGGCCCTGGAGTGCAAGGCCGATGAGCTGTTCTACGGCGGTGCGGCCGGCGGCGGCAAGTCGGACCTGCTCATCGGGCTGTCACTGACCCGGCACCAGCACACGATCATCTACCGGCGTGAGGCGACGCAGCTGGTGGGCATCCTGCAGCGCATGAGCCAGATCATCGGCGACCGCAAGGGGTACAACGGACAGGACAAGGTCTGGCGGTACGAGGACAAGCTGATCGAATTCGGCGCCGTGAAGGACTCGGGCTCGGAGGAGAAGTACCAGGGACGTCCGCACGACCTGAAGGGGTTCGACGAGATCACTCACTTCATCGAGTTCCAGTACAACTTCCTCAACGGCTGGAAGCGATCGGCTGATCCGAAGCAGCGCGTGCGTACCGTGGCCACGGGGAACCCACCAACCCGGCCGGAGGGCCTGTGGGTCAAGAAGTATTGGGGCCCCTGGCTGGACCGCAACAACCCGCTGTACGGCAAGGTCGAGCCCGGGGAGCTGGCGTATTACTTCCGAAATGACGCCGGAGAGATGACATTCCTGCGTGAATGCGAACCACAGAAGGACGAGGACGGCGAGGAGATCATCCCGCGATCCCTGACATTCATTCCATCGAGGGTGGAGGACAACCCGGTCTACATGGCAACAGGATACAAACAGCAGCTGCAGTCGCTGCCAGAGCCTTTGCGCTCACAGATGCTGAAGGGTGACTTCGAAGCCTTCAGTGACGATGACCCGATGCAGGTCATCCCGACCAACTGGATCATCGCAGCACAGCGCAGGTGGGAGGACAAGAAGACTAAGGAGGAGAAGGGCCAGATGCTGGCGATGGGCGTAGACCCGGCGCGCGGAGGCATGGACAACACGGTCATCGCGAAGAAGTACGAGAAGCTGTGGTTCCCGGAGCTGAAGCTCTACCCTGGCGGCGCTACGCCGGACGGCCCGACCACCGTCAGCCTGATCGTGGCCGAGCGCCAGGACGACTGCCCGGTGGTGACAGACATCATCGGCATCGGCTCCTCGGTCGTGGACATCGGGAGCATGCAGGGCCTGCACATGGTTGGCTGGAACAACGCAGAGGGATCGCCGGGCATCATCGACGGGCTACGGTTCAAGAACAAGCGGTCGTGGGTCTACTGGAACTTCAGGGTGATGCTCGATCCGGCCAACGAGACCGGCATCGCGCTGCCCCTGGACGACGATCTCCTGGCCGAGCTGGCCGCCCACAAGTTCATCATGACCCCTGGCGGCATCCAGGTACTTCCGAAGGAGAAGGTCAAGGAGCTGATCGGCCGATCGCCTGACCGGGCGGACGCCGTGGTCATGGCCAGCGTCGACGTGCAGAGCCGGGGCAACTACCAGCCGAAGGGCAAGCCCTCGAAGTGGGTCAAGGACGGAATCGACATGACGATCCCCGACGACTACAACCCTTACGAATGATTCTTATTGACAGATACGAATGATTCACGTTATCTTCAGGTGAACGTAGGGGGAAATTCCATGCCGATCAAACCGAAACAGGCCATGGGCGGGGCTGCGTTCCGCCAGGGCGTAAAACAAGCGGGGCAGGCCCGACTGAAAGAGGCCTACCGCGGCGGCACGGAGTATTCCGAACTCCCAGGTGGCACTACCTACAACGCCCGGGGGCAGAAGGAGCAGCTTACCCGGCAGGGCCTTGTAACGCGACAGGTTACAGAGGAGTGGCGGAAGTGGAGCAACGCTGACGGCATGCACAACCCAGGCATGAAGGAGCCCCAGAAGTACCGCTACTCGGTCGAGTATGACAAGGGCTGGGACGACTACAACAAGGCGATGCGCGAGATGCGGCATCGTGTTTCTTCTGGTGTACGAGGCCGCAGGGCTGCAGAGAAGCAGGCCAAGACTTCCAAGTTTGGCGCCCCTGGCGCCTCTGGAAGCAGGACCGCGACGCTCATCGCCAGAGCATTCGACGACGAGGAGAAATACTGATGTGCATTGGTGGCACCCCGAAAGCACCTCCGCCCCCGCCCATGCCGGCTGCCCCGCCGCCTGACCCCAAGCCGGTCGGCGAAGGTGTGAAGGAGACCAGGGCACAGGACAAGCAGAAGGCCGCGTACCTCGCCAGCCAGGGCAAGCGCAAGGACTCTGGCAGCGCCGCCGCGGGCCTGCTGACCCCGGCCTCGACCAGCCAGACGCAAGGGACCCTGATCGGTGGCTGACATTGACGTCCGCACCCGGTTGAACCGTCGCTTCTCAGATCTTGAGAAGGACCGGTCCAGTTACATCGACCACTGGAAGGAGTTGCAGGACTTCATCCTGCCTCGCCGTGGCCGGTTCCTGGACACCGATCGCAACGACGGTTCGAAGAAGCACACCAAGCAGTTGGACAACAGTGCCACCCTGGCCGCCAGAACCCTGGCGTCCGGTATGATGGCCGGTTTGACGTCCCCTGCTCGGCCGTGGTTCAAGCTGGACGCGCCTGACCCTGGCCTGAAGCAGTACCGCCCGGTGAAGGAATGGCTACACGCTGTGGAGCTGCGGCTGCGTGAGATCTTCGCGCGGTCCAACCTGTACAACACGCTGCACAACGTCTACAAGGAGATCGGTGTATTCGGAACGGCGCCTGCGCTGTTCGCCTCACACTTCGAGGAGGTCGTTCGAGGCTACCCGATCACGGTTGGCTCGTATGCCCTTGGCCTTGGCTCGGACCTGACGGTCGACACGCTATATCGGGACATCCCGATGACGGCCAAGATGGTGTACCAGAAGTTCGGCAAGGACCGTGTGTCCCTGTCGATCAAGAATGCCATCGACAATCATAACTACAACCAGCCGGTTGTGGTTCGCCACTGCATCGAACCGAACCTCGATGACATCGGCTATGACGGCCCGGAGATGGCCTTCGTACAAGACGCACCGTGGCGTTCGATTTACTGGGAGAAGAAGGGCGACATGGACACGTCGCCGCTGCTGGAAGTACGAGGCTACAACAGCCAGCCGTTCATGGCCCCGCGCTGGGACGTCAACGGCACTGACACGTACGGCAGTTCCCCGGGCATGGAGGCGCTCGGCGATACCATCCAGCTGCAGACGATGCAGCGGTGGAAAGGTGAGGGCATTCACAAGCAGGTACGGCCGCCCATGATCGCGCCGACTGCACTGCGCAACGCGCACAAGACAACCGTCCCTGGCGGCGTCACGTACTACGACGGCCAGCAGGGCATGCGCGGGTTCGAGCCCGCGTTCCAGGTGAACTTCCAGTTGCAGTTCCTACTGGAGGACATCAAGGACACCAAGGATAGGATCAGCCGCGCCTTCTACGAGGACCTGTTCCTCATGCTGGCACGCTCCGATCGCCGCGAGATCACCGCTCGCGAGATCGAAGAGCGCCATGAGGAAAAGCTGATCATGCTCGGCCCGGTGCTGGAGCGCCTGGAAGACGAGCTGCTGGATCCTCTGATCGATCGCGTGTTCAACATCGCACTGGCCAACGAGATCATCCCGCCTCCTCCGCAGGAGATGCAGGACGGGGAGATCAAGGTAGAGTACATCTCCATCCTGGCCCAGGCACAGAAGGCCGTTGCCATCAACAGCCTGGAGCGCACTGCACAGTTCGTCGGTGGACTGGCAAACATCCAGGCGGCCGGCGGCGGGCCTGCCCAGGTCGTGGACAAGGTCGACTTCGACCGCATGGTTGAGGACTACGGCCAGTCGATCGGCATCAGTCCGCTGATCCTTCGCGACCAGAAGGACGTCGATGCCGGCCGCGAGGAGCAGGCCAAGAAGGCAGAGCAGGCGCAGCAGATGGCCATGGCCGAGCAGGCTTCGAAGATGGCCAAGAATGTCGGCAGCATCCCGACTGACGAAGGCTCTATCGGCGGCAACATCATGGATCAGGTCACCGGAGCCGGCGGCACTCCTAACGTAGGTCAGGGATGATCAAATCGAAGCGACAGCTACAGGCCATCATGAAGACGGCCGATGGGCGTGAGTGGATGTGGGACCATCTGGCACGCTGCAACGTGTTTGCTCAGACGTACACGAGCGATACGCACGACACAGCGTTCAACGAAGGGCGCCGGTCGATCGGGCTGAGGCTACTGGCGGATCTGCAGGAGCATGTGTTCACGCAGTACCAGCAGATGGAAGCCGAGGCGATGGCACGACTGGAAGACGAAAACGACAAGGTGGAGAACGATGTTTCTGAAACTGATTGAAGATTTCGAGCGGAAACTTTTCAACGAAGAACCGGGTGGCGAGGGTGAAGCTGCTCCTGCCGGCGGAGGTTCGTTGATTGGCGATGCTGGAGAGACCGGTGCCGAGGGTGAAGGCGATCCGGGGAATGCTGAAGGTGCTGGCGACGCGGCAGCTGCTGGAGGCGAGAAGCCCGCAGAGGGCGAGGAGAAACCTTCAGGCGAAGGTGAAGGCGAAGGCGAAGGTGAGGGCGAGGGTAAACCGGAAGGGGCACCCGAGCAGTACGAGGCGTTCAAGGTACCCGAGGGGTATGTTGTAGACGAGAATGCCCTGGGCGAGTTCCACGAGTATGCGAAGGGTAAGAACCTGACGCAGGAGCAAGCACAGGAGCTGATCGACTTCCATGCTTCGAACGTCCAGAAGATCTTCGACGAGCAGAGCCGAGCCTGGGAAGACACGAGGAAGGGCTGGGTCGACTCATCCAAGGGCGACCAGGAGTTCGGCGGGCAGATGTTCCAGGAGAACATGAAGCACGTCGCAACTGCCGTGAACAAGTTCGGCACCCCCGAGCTGAAGCAGGCCTTGAACGAGACTGGTCTCGGGGATCACCCTGAGATGGTTCGCTTCTTCTACCGCGTAGGCAAGCTGGCTGGTGAGGGGGAATTCCACACCGGCCATGGCGGCGGCTCTGGTGAGCGCGACGCTGCCAAAACCCTTTACCCTGACATGAACTGATACAGGAGTTTCACAGATGGCTACCATCGGTAACAACAACCCGACGTACGCTGACGTCGCGAAGCGCCTCGACCCGAACGGTAAGGTCGAGACGATCGTTGAAATGCTCAACGAGGACAACGAAGTCCTGAACGACGCCACCGTCATCGAGGGCAACCTTCCCACCGGTCACCGCACCACCGTCCGTACCGGTCTCCCGACCGCAACGTGGCGCAAGCTGAACTATGGTGTCGCCAAGTCGAAGTCCCAGACCGCGCAGGTCCAGGACTCGTGCGGCATGCTGGAGGCCTACGCCGAGGTCGACAAGGCCCTGGCTGACCTCAACGGCAACACCTCGGCTTTCCGTCTCTCGGAAGACCGCGCATTCCTGGAAGCAATGAACCAGGAGATGGCCACCACGCTCTTCTACGGCGACACCGATGTCGACCCGGAGAAGTTCATGGGCCTGACCCCGCGCTACGACGACACGTCCGCGCAGAACGCAGTCAACCTGATCAACGGCGGCGGCGCGGCTGGTCAGACCGACTGTACGTCGATCTGGCTCATCAACTGGGACCCGAACACCTGCCACCTCTTCTACCCGAAAGGTTCGAAGGCCGGCTGGCAGCACAAGGACCTGGGCGAAGAGACGCTGACCGACGCGGCCGGCGGCTACTACCAGGGCTACCGCACCCACTACAAGTGGGACCTGGGTCTGACCCTGCGCGACTGGCGCTACGTGGTCCGCATCCACAGCATCGACACCAGCACGCTGGTGAAAGACGCTGCCTCGGGCGCTGACCTCGTCGACCTCCTGATCCAGGCACTGGAGCAGGTCAAGGGTATGCGTGGCCGTACGGTGTTCTACGCGAACCGCACGATCACCTCGTATCTGCGTCGCCAGATCCTGAACGTCACTAACGTCCGTCTGAGCATGGACGAGGTCTACGGCAAGAAGTCGGTAACGGTGGACGGTGTTCCGATCCGCAAGACCGACGCTCTGCTGAACACCGAGACGTCGCTCAACACCTGACCGTGATTCCCTCCCCTTCGGGGGAGGGGCATTCGTCATTCTAGAACACAGATTAGGAGATCCATTATGATCCTCGACAAGGAACTTGAATTCAGCGACGGTCAGGCAATCACCGCTACCGCCGTTTCAACCAACGTCATCGACCTCGGCCAGACTGTCGACGTCGCCCCCGGCGTTCCCCTGAAGATCCGCCTCCAGATCGACGAGGCCTTCGACAACCTGACGAGCCTGAACGTGGCTGTCCAGACCGACACCGTCGAGAACTTTGCATCGGAAACGGTCCTGTTCTCGAAGGACATCGTCCTGGCAGACCTCGTTGCCGGTGCTGACTTCGACCTGGGCATCCTGCCCGAAGGTTGCCAGCAGTACCTGCGCCTCGACTACACCGTCACGGGCACTAACCCGTCGGCCGGCTCGGTCTCGGCCTTCATCGAAGTGTATCAGGCGCCGGAAGGCGACATCACCGGCATCCCCGGTAACCTCTGATCGCTGAGTAAGTGAAACATGGCCCGCATCCCCCGGCTTCGGCTGGGGGCTTGCGGGTCCTTTTGGGGAAGAATATGGGTATCAAGGTAGTCGCCACACGACGTGGATATTACGGTCAACTCTTGGAGCCGGGTCATCTGTTCGAGATCCCGGAAGAGAAGTTCTTCAACGAGAAGTGGATGAAGAAGTTCGACGACAAGAAGGACAAGGCAAAGCGGGCACCGTCGCGCAGGAACCGCAAAGTCTCGAAGGTAATTGAGCGCAACCCTGAGACGCTTACGGAGGCAGCAGAGGATCAGATCCCTGCACCAGAAGACTGGGTAGATTGAGGAGCTAACGCATGGCCACCAAAGTCGAGATCGTCAACATGGCTCTGTCGAGCTTGGGCTCCAAACAGACCATCCAGGACATCGACAGTGATCAGAGCGTGGAGTCCAGGACTGCCAGCCTCCACTACGAGAGTGCGCTGAAGACTGCGCTCGGGTTCAACGCCACACCCTGGTCGTTTGCCACGACCTGGGCAACGAGCGCGCTGCTGTCTGATGATCCGCCGGGCGACTGGTCGTACATGTACGCCATGCCGGCTGACGCAGTCAGGATCATCGAAATCATCGACACCCTCGACTCCCGTAGGAACCGCCCGGCGAAGTACACCAAGGCGAACTACGAGGGCCAGTTGGTGCTCCTCACCGACACAGAGTCGCCTGTGTGGCGCTATGTGTTCCTCAATGACACCCCGGCAACGTACACCCCTGAATTCGTAGACGCCTTAGCTGCGCAGCTGGCGATGCGGATGGCCATGCCGCTTACCAGGAAACGCGAGCTTCGGGAAGCAGCAAGGGTTGAGTATGCCAATCTAATCAACATCGCCAGCGCGGCTGACGCCAACGAGCAGACGGTGAACGAAGAGCCGGACTACATGGCGCCGTGGTTCGAGGATCGCGGCTACGATCAGTCGTCGCGCCGCTTCTTGTACACCGACGCGGATGGCAACATCCAGGAGTTCGAAGGTAGCCTCTGATGAAAGTAGGCCAGCCCTCCTTCACCTCCGGCGAGATAGATCCTGCGCTGCATGCGCGGGCTGACCTCGGTCTGTACAAGACCGCACTGGAGACGTGCTACAACTACATCATCATGTCGCAGGGCGGCGCCCGTAACAGGCCCGGCACTGCGTACAAGGGCACCACCAAGGGTAGCGCCCAGACAAAGCTGGTGCCGTTCGTCTACAACTCTGACGACTCGTACCTGCTGGAGTTCACGGCCAACCGGATGCGCGTGTACCGCAACGGTGCGCAAGTCAGCCTGGGAGCCACTCCCGCCGCCTGGGTGACAGCCACGGCGTACGCGAACGGTGACCACGTCTCGAACGGCGGCACCAACTACTACTGCTACACGGCACACACGTCCGCGGGTACGGATGAGCCGGGCGTGGGCGCGAACTGGGAGGACTACTGGATTGCGCTGACTGGTGACATCGTCGAGATCTACCACCCGTTCACGTACGCGCAGTTGCAAGAGATGGACTTCGCGCAGAACGCTGACGAGATCATCCTCACGCACTACACCGTCGACCCGCTGAAGCTGACCAGGGCGGACCACGACGAGTGGCTGCTGGAGACGATTACTTACACGCCGCAGACCGCAGCCCCGACCGGGCTGTCCGGCTCCGGTGGTTCTGGTACCAGCTACAACTACAAGGTCACCGCAGTCGACGACGAGACTTTCGAAGAGTCCCTCCCGAGCGCGAGCGCAGCCAACCTGGAAGACGGCGGTACGCTGACCTGGACGGACGTGACTGGTGCCTCGAAGTACAACGTCTACAAGGAAGAGAACGGGATCTACGGATTCATCGGCCAGTCGAGCGACGGCACGACAGGCTTCACTGACACCAAGCTGATCGCCGAGACGGAGGACACTCCGCCAGCATCGCGCGATCCGTTCGCCAACACGTCGCAGTTCCCGACGTCTGTCACGTTCCACGAGCAGCGGCTGGTGTTCGGCGGTGCAAACCCGCAGCGCATAAACACGAGTCAGGTAGGCCAGTTCTACAACTTCAGCGTGAGCGAGCCGGCCAGGGATAGCGACGCTCTCACGTTGGACATCGTGTCCAACCAGTTGGCGACCATCAGGTACATCGTCAGCCAGATCGACCTGCTGGTGTTCACCCAGAACGCAGAGGTGCGGATCACCTCGAACGAGAATGCGTTCGTACTCGACAACCTGAACCGGAAGGTGCAGAGCGACTTCGGCGTGCAGGCAGGCCTGCGCCCGCAGATCGTCGGCGACAAGATCCTGTTCGTACAGCGCGGCGGCAAGAACATCCGCGACTTCGCGTACAGCCTGGAGCGCGACAAGTTCACCGGCGGCGACGTCAACGTCATCGCGAAGCACTTGTACACAGACAACCCGATCGTCTCCTGGGCGTACTCCAACGAGCCGTACCCGGTTATCTGGATGGTGATGACGGACGGCACGCTGACCGGCTTGACGATCGCGCCGGAGCACGAGGTGCTGGCGTTCCACAGGCACGAGATCTCCGGCGGCACGGTGGAGGATGTGTGCGTGGTGCCGGAGGGTGACGAGACCGGCGTCTACTTCGTCGTGAAGCGCACGATCAACAGCAGCGAGGTTCGCTACATCGAGCGCCTGTCGGACTGGAACTTCGCCACGATCCAGGACGCCACGTTCCTGGACAGCCATGCGACGGGCACGATCACTGGTACAACCATCAGCGGCCTGAGCCACCTGGAAGGCGAGGACGTGTCGGTCCTGATCGACGGCGATGTTGTGAGCGGACTGACTGTGTCCAGCGGCAGCATCACGCTGCCTCGCACGTACACCAGCGCCACGGCCTGCGTGGGTCTGCCATACACCTCCAGGCTGCAGAGCCTTGAGCCGCCGCTTCAGGACGCCTATGGCAACGAGATGTCTGTCGCCCGCGTCCAGCTACGAGTCTTGAACACTCGCGGCGTGTGGGCCGGGCCTGACGAAGACAACATGACGGAGATGCCGACCAGGGACCTGGAGGACTGGGGCGATCCGCCGCAGCCGGTGACGGACATCCTTGAGATCGTCATAGAGCCTACCTGGGCGAACCGTGGCAAGATCACCATAGAACAGCGCGACCCGCTGCCCTCTTACATTCTCGCGTTGGTGCCCGATGTCGAAGTCGGAGGGTGAGATCAAGGTCGCCACGCGCGAGGAGACGGAGTTCGTAATCCAGAACATGCGAGCGCAGGATCGCCGTGAGGTGATGGACTCACACGGCGTGTTCGGTTTGAACCTCCTGCGCGATGCCGCAGACTGGGGCGACGCCCGGGTTGGCAAGGTTGGAGACGACATCCTCTGCCTGTTCGGCGTAACGCCGATGACGATCGTCGGCGGGGGTGGAATACCCTGGATGATCTCAACCGACGCGATCAGGAAGCACGCGCGCATCTTCCTCCCGCGCAGCAAACAATGGGTCGACGAGCAGCTGGAGGAGTACGGATACCTGACCAACTACGTCGACGAGAGGAACACAGTTGCGAAACGGTGGCTGAAGTGGCTGGGGTTCACCCTGGCAGAGCCTGTCCCTTACGGCTTGCGTAAACTGCCGTTTCACAAATTCGAGATGGGAGAACGATAATGTGTGGTCCGGCAGCATTCGCAGTTGCGGGGATGGCCTTCCAGGCTTTTGGAGCTATCCAACAGTCCCGCGCGGCACAGCAGCAGGCTGAGTACGAGCAGGCCGTCCAGCGCAACAACAACATCATGGCGCAGCGTGCCCAAGAGGACGCCATAAAGCGCGGCAAGCGGGAGGAGACTCTTCGCCGGCTACAGATCGGCCAGGACGTAGGGTCCGCCAAGTCGCAACTGGCAGGCTCCGGCTTCAACGTGAACACCGGCAGCGCGCTGACCAAGCAGAGCGACATTGAGGCGATGGGCGAGGTCGAGGCGCTGACCATCCGCAACAACGCACAGCGCGAGGCCTACGGGATCAACGTACAGAACGCCCAG